TCCCTATGGCGGTTGGACCGGCATCCCGTCCATCCGCACCGGGCTGGACGCCATGGCTGGTGGCTTCCAGGTGACGCTGACCGAGAAATGGCCGGGCGTCGCCGACTGGCCGCTGCACGCCGAGGACGGGGTGGAGGTGCTGATCGGCGAGGACGTGGTCATCAAGGGACACATCGACGAGGTGGCCCGCGAAATCGGCGAGGGCACGCATACCGTCACCGTCACCGGCCGCGACGCCACCGCCGATCTGGTGGATTGCGCGACGATGATCACGCCGGGCGAGTGGAAGGAACGTGGCCTGGCCGAGATCGTCGCCGATATCTGCGCCCCCTTCGGCATCAAGGTGGCGGTGGCGCCGGGCACCAATCTGGGCAAGGCCTTCGCCAGCTTCACCCTGCAAAAGGGTGAAAAGGCGGTGGCGGCCATCCAGCGCCTTTGTGCGGCGCGCGGCGTGCTGCCTTATTCCGACGGGCGCGGCATCCTGGTGCTGGGGCCGGGCACCCCCGCCCGTGTCTCGACCCGTCTGGTGGAAGGCAAGAACCTGAAGCGCTTCAGCGCGCGGGTCAGCCGCATCGGCCGCTATCGCGATTACACGGTCTATGCCCAGTCCGGCCAATGGGGCGACGCCGCCGCCAATGCGGGCACCAGCGGCACCGCGCACGATGGCGGCATCCGCCGGTACCGCCCCACCGCCCGCATGGCCGATGATCTGGCCGACGGCATCACCGCCGCCGACCAGGCCGCCTATGACGCCATGATCGCCAAGGCCAAGGCCGAGGCGGTGGACGTCACGGTGCGCGGCTGGCGGCACGCGAACGGCGTGTGGCGGCCCAACACGTTGGTAACGGTGGACGCCCCCTCCATCCGGTTCAGGGGCGAACGGCTGATCGCCAGCGTCGAGGCCACCCAGGACAAGGACGGCGGTACCATTTCCCGGCTGTCGCTGGTGGGGCCGCACGCCTTTGATCAACTGGCCGAGAAGCAGAAGGGGACGGTGGCATGGTAGCCGACGCCCTGACGAACCGGGTGATGCGGCACGAGGCGCTGCTGGCGGCCATCCGCGACCGGCAGGCCATGATGATCGGCCGGGGCGTCCTGGCGGCGCTGGAGACCGGCTCCGGCAGCGGCGTCATGCGCGCCGCAATCACCGCCTATGGCGAGGACGACGTGCTGGACGACCGCGAATTCGTCCAGGATTACGGCCTGTCGAGCCGCCCGCATCCGGGGGCCGAGGCGTTAATGGCGTTCCTGGGCGGCCTGCGCTCTAACGGTCTGGTGGTGCGCCTGTTCGACGGGCGGTATCAGCTGGCGCTGCAATATGGCGAGGTGGCCATCCACGACGACCTCGGCCAGGCGGTGCATCTGACCCGCACCGGCATCGATGTCCGCAGCCCGCTCAATATCACCGTCACCGCCGGTCAGACCCTGCGCCTGGCGGGCAAGGTGGTGCAGGTCCACGCCGAGGAGAAACTGAGCTTCGACATCCAGGGCTACGGCAATGCCGTAATCTGGCAGGGCGGCACCGCATGGACGCTACACACCTGGCAGACCGGCGCCGTCACCACCAGTCAGGTGGACCCGATCAAGCCGCCGGAGGGACCATGAGCGACCGCCTGATCCGCTTCGATCCCGACACCCTGTCGGGCGGCCTGGTGCTGGACAGCGATTCCGGCTGCATCGTCACCACCGAATGGCTGGAAACGGCGGCGACCATCAGCCTGTTTTCCGACAAGCGCGCCCGCGACGATGACCCATTGCCGGACAATTCCGGCGACCGCCGGGGCTGGTGCCTGACCCATCGCCAGCGCGAGATCGATCCCGATGCCGAGGAGATCGGCAGCTGGCTGTGGCTGCTGGGCCGCGAGAAGCAATTGCCCGAAGTGGTGACCAAAGCCAAGGCCTATGCCGAGGAGGCGCTGGCCTGGATGGTCCGCCGCAAGGTCGCCGCCTCGGTCACCGTCACCGCCGAGATCACCCGCCCCGGCTGGCTGGCCCTGGGGGTGGAGATCATCCGCCGTGACGGCACCACCTGGGTCCGGACCTACGATTACTACTGGAGGGCCAATGTCGCTTAGCCGCCCCAGCTATCAGACGCTGTTCGACCGTTACGCCGCGACCGTCGAGACGCGGTTGCCCGGTGCCGATGCCCGCCTGCCCGCCAGTGACCTCAACGTCTCGGGACATGTGCTGGCCGAGATTGGCAGCGGTCTTTACGATTTCGGCCTGCGCATCGCCGACCAGATCCTGGAGGACACCGCCGACGAAGACCAATTGGTGCGGATCGCCGCCGATTGGGGCATCTATCAACAACAGGCAGTGGCCGCCAAAGGCACGGCGACGCTGACCCGCACCGGCACCGGCGACATCCCGGTCAAGGCGGGGACCATCCTGCAATGCGCCGGTCAGGACTATGCCACCGATGCCGAGGTGACGGTGTCGGCCGCCAGCGCCACGGTGCCGGTCACCGCCGTGACGGCGGGTGCCTCGGGCAATCTGGCGGCTGGGCTGACCATGGTTCTGGCCTCGCCGGTCGCGGGCATCGCCACCAGGGCGGCCAGCGGCGAAATCTCGGGTGGGACGGACAAGGAAAGCCCGGCCAGTCTGTTGTCCCGCCTTCAGGCCCGCAAGCGGCGGCCGCCGCATGGCGGCAATGCCGACGATTTCACCAATTGGGCGAAGGCGGTGCCGGGCGTCACCCGCGCGTGGCCCTATCGCGCCATTCCCCGCCGTGGCTTCGTCACCATACTATTCGTGCGCGACGGCAACGCCACCGGACCGATTCCCGGCGCGGGCGAGATCGCCGAGGTGCTGGCGTACATCACCCGCAAGAACGTCGGCCCCATCGGTCCCGAGATCGTGGTCCGCGCCCCCGAGCCGGTGGTGATGAATTACGTGATCGGGCTGTCGCCCAATACCACCGAGGTCCGGGCCGCCGTGCTGGCGGCCATGCGGGCCTGGTACCGGGCCGAAAGCGTGCCCGGCCTGCTGGGGGCGCGCTCGCGGCTGTCGTCGGCCATCAGCGCCGCCATCGGCGAGGAAAAGCACAGGTTTATCAGCCCGGCCGAGGACCCCACGCTGTCCATGTTCCAGATGGCGGTGCTGGGCACGGTCGAGTTCGAGGATTACGCCTGATGGCCGCCCGCGACACCGACCGCTATGTCCGCCTGCTGCTGTCGTTGCTGCCGCGTGGGCGCGCCTGGCCGCGCGACCCCAACAGCGTGCGCGGCCTGTACTTCGCCGCCTGGGCCGATGAATTCGCCCGCATCGACGCCTTTTTCGAACTGATCCTGGCCGAGCGCAGCCCGCGCACCGCCTATTGGCTGCTGCCGGAATGGGAAAAGTCGCTGGGCCTGCCCGACGAATGCACCGGCCAGGCGGAGACCATCGACGAACGGCGGCGCATCGCCCATGCCCGCATGATCGCCACCGGCGGCCAGGACCCGGCCTATTTCGAGGAGGTGGCCAAGGCGCTGGGCTACGACATCACCATCACCCAATACCGCGCCCGTTGGTTCGGCTATCGCCGCTTCGGCCAGTTCTACGGCGATGAAGATATGCAATGGACCTGGAAGGTCACCTGCACCACCGGGACCATCCGCCCCCGGCGCTTCGGCGCCGCCTTCATGGGCGAACCCTTCACCACCTGGGGCAACTATCCCCTGGTCTGCCTGATCCGCCGCCTTGCTCCCGCTGGCACCGTTGTTCTGTTCGACTGAGGATTTTGCCCATGGACTTCCCGAAAAGCCTCCCCGACGTTTATCTGCATGACGGCAAGTTCACCGACGGCACCTCCGACGGCAGCATCCCGCCGTCGCGCGACCCGGCGAAGTGGGCCAACGACGTCACCGACACCCTCCTGCTGGTCCAGGCCTGGACCGGTGAAGCCCCGATCGAGGCCGACCTGACCCAGCTGAAGCGCGGCATCGACGCGCGGATCGCCGAACGGATCGCGGCCTCGGGCGCCAACGTCCACGTCGCCACCGACACCGGCGTCGCCGACGCCTATGCCACCACCGTGTCGGCCTCGGCCACCGGCTATGACGGCATGGCGGTGTTGCTCAAGGTGGGCGCGGCCAACACCGGCGCCTGCACCCTCAACGTCACCCCCCAGGGCGGCGATGCCCTGGGCGCGGTCGCCATCAAAAAGATGGTGTCGGGGGTACTGGTCGATCCCTCGGCCGGAGACCTGTCGGCCGGGGGCGTCGTCGTGCTGGTCTACGACGGCGCCCGTTTCCAGCTCGCGGGCGGCGCCGGCGGCATGGCGGCGGCCGACATCGCGTTTGAGGCCGGCTGGTCCTATGACGGCGTCGGCGAGGACCTGCGGGTGCAGGCTTACGGATCGGTCAAGCTGGGTCGCGCCATCACCATCGAGGGCGAAGTCGGGGACGCCGGCTTGGCTCCGACCGGCGCCGCCGTGATCATGGACATCGAGCGCGACGGCATCAGCATCTACACGGTCAAGCCGCAGATCGGGGCCGGTGGCACCGGGCTGACCGCTGGGGTGCTGGACGCCACCAAGGTGTTTTGCCCGGCGGGCACCGTGCTGACGTGCAAATGCACGCAGGTTGGTTCGGTTATCCGTGGCCAGCAGGTACGATTTACCCTCAAGGCGAGGGCGTCGTGATGCAGGCACCGCAGCTCAACAGCGTGCCGCGCGGTATCGTCCGCGGTGGCCTTGCCTGTCACTATGACGCGGGAGACGAGCGCTCATGGCCGGGGTCTGGTCAGGTGTGGCGCGACATGGTATCCAGCCTTGACCTGGCGCTGGGCGCCACCACCACCGCCGCCGCCGATGACCCCACCTTTACCGGTCCTGTCGGTGGCCGGTCGTCCTACTGGTCCATGGATGGCCTGGACTGCTTTATCCAGGCTGCGGCCTATGCCGGGTCGATCCTACGCGCCCTCGGTCGGCGCGGGCAGGCCATGACCGTCGAGGCGTGGCTGTACCGTGGCCCGGTGGCGACCGCGACCGAGGTCCTGCTGGCGTCCCAGGGGTCAAGCGGCGGGGTCGGCATCAATTACTGCCTCAATCTGTCCGGCAAGCCGGACGTGTACTTTTTTCCGGGAGGTCACGTCGCCGCCGCCTCGGGCGTGCCGGTGTCCGCGTGGTCGCAGGTGGGGATCAGCGGCGCGCCCGACGGCGTCACCGGCATCCGGCACTACCTCAATGGTGCCGATAACGGCGGGGGCTTACCTGTCACCACATGGACAAGTGGTGACAGCGATCGTCCGTTACAGGTCAGCAAGGATACTGACAATAACGATTATCTCCAAACAGGGTCGCGCATGGCGATCCTGCGCATCTACAGCCGCGCCTTGAGCGCCGCCGAGATGCGGCACAACTGGCTGGTCCAGCGCGGTCGTTTTGGACTTTAGGAGCAATACGATGACTTATGTGGTCAAGGTTGTTGATGATGTTGTGATCGGTCTGCCGCTGGTTCGCCCGGCCTCGGTGACGCTGGACAGCGACCACGAGGTCGGTTGCGGCCATTGGACCGACGCTGAGCTGGCCGAGATCGCCGGTCTGTATCCGGTGGTCAACGGCTATGACCCGGCCCTGCACGTCGCCACCGGCGGCGGAGAGCTGGTCGATGGCGGTGTCGCCATCGCCTATGTCGAGCGCCCCATCGCCGAGCTACAGGCCGAGCGCATCGACGCGCTGAAGGACGAATGTTCGCGCCGCATCCTCGCGGTATGGCCTGAGTATAAGCAACGGTCGGCATCGTTGGGCGTCTACGGTGCCGATCTGGCCGAGGCCTGTACCCAGTGGATTGCCGGACATGTCACCGTCTGCGACGTGACCGAGGCGGCGATCAAAGCATGCAGCAATCTCGCCGACCTGGACAAGGTGACGGCGCCGGAGTGGCCGTAGCCAGTTTTATAATATTAAAAATCCCCCACCGAGCCGCTCTTTGACATCGTGAATTAACGCCCCGGCGGGCGGTGACCTGAAGAATTTCAGGGGCCAAATCTGCCGCCCATAAGGGCCAAATCGCGCGCGCCGCTACACCAACGCGCGCGGTCCCCTTGGGGGCCGCGCGTGGTGGCGTCGGGGGTGATCCTGACCCGGAAAATGGAAAGCCCCCGAAACCGTTAGGTTCCAGGGGCTTAGAATGGTGCCCAGGGGCGGAATCGAACCACCGACACTGCGATTTTCAGTCGCATGCTCTACCAACTGAGCTACCTGGGCACTGACCGGCGGGCTTGGTGTTCACCGCCGTCCTCGTGAAGAGGAGGCGCTTATAACGGGTTTTTCCGGGGGCTGTCAAACACCTATTTTAACTTTTTTCACGAATTCGCCACGGCATGGAAAATCGCCACCGTGGCGGCCCCGGCCAGGGTCGCCACGGCGGGGTTGCGGGTCAGGCGTTGGGTCAGCAGGACCATCGCCGCCCCAGCGATCAGGGACAGTCCAACGGGGATTTGCGCCTGGCCGGGGGCGGGCAGCAGGTCGCGCAGGGACAGAACCAGCAGGGCGGCGATGGCCGCCGGTCCCAGGGCCAGCAGGAAGCGGCGCAGACGCGGCGGCAGCGGGCGGTCCCCGGCCAGGATGGGCAGCAGGCGGATCAGATAGGTGGCGCCGCCACCCAGCAGGGCGGCCAGGATGACTTCACTCCGCATCGTCCTCCCCCTCTGCCCTGATGGCGGCGACCGCGCCACCGGCCAGCATGGCCAGCAACATGGACACATGGCCGGGCAGCAGCGGCGCCAGGATCAGCGCGGCCCCGGCGGCGATGGTCAGCGGCACGATGTGGCGGGGGCGCAGCATCTGCGCCAGCAGGGCCAGGAACAGCGCGGGCAGCACGAAGGACAGCCCGGCATCCACGGCGGACCAGCGGGCGGCGCCCCATTGCCCGGCCAAGGCGCCGACGGCGGTTCCGGCCAGCCAGGCGCCATAGGCGGCCATCTGCACGCCCAGCAGCCAGCGTTCACCGTGGTCCGGGGTAATGGAGCCCGAGGCCAGGGCGAAGACCTCGTCGGTCATGCCGAAGGCCAGCAGCGGGCGCGGCAGGCGCTCGCCCTGCTGCGGCAATTGCGACAGCAGGGCGGGACCATAGAACAGGTGGCGCAAATTCATCGCCGCCACCGCCCCGGCCACGCTCCACGGCGAGGCCCCGGCGGCCAGCATTCCGACCAGGGCGAACTGGCTGGCCCCGGCATAGACCACCGCCGAGACCAATTGCGCCTCGACCGGCGAAAAGCCCAGGCGCACCGCCAGGATGCCGAAGGACACGGCGATGGAGAAATAGCCGATGATGAGCGACAGGCCGTCCCACAGGCCGCGCCGGAAGCTCATCGCCGCGCCGCTCACTGTTGCGCGCCGCCCTGGGTTTCGTCGTCGCGGTCATCGGTCTCGACTCGATAGACGCCACCCAGCCAGCGATGCAGATCCACATCGGCGCAACGGGCCGAGCAGAACGGCTTGAACTTTTCCACCGGCGGCTGGCCGCAGATGGGGCAGCCCTTGTTGGAATTGGCGGGGGACTTGCTCATGCCACCTCCTCGATGCCCACATCGGCGCGGGCGCGGCTGGAATCGCTACGCAGGGCCAGCTTGCGGCCCAGACGCTGCTCGGCCTCGGCGATGGCGGCGGGGCGGGCGTGCAGCGCCGCCGCCACCTCGGGC